CCTCAGCTTTCTTAGTGGGGTCTTCGTTTTCTATTTCGTCTGGAAACTTATAATCATCAGCCATGATCTATCCCCTATGCCCGTGCAATGCCGCGTGGGTCTTCAACCAAACCCTCGACGGTATCGTCGTTAATGATGCGGAATTCGCGCCCGTGAATTTTCAAACGTGAGCCTGAATTAGGGCGAACCAGAATGAAGTCACCTTCTTTGCACCAAGGCCCAGAGGGGAATCTGGTGGGGTCTTTATAGCAATCTGGCCCTAATTTCATAACAAAGAGTACGGTCGTTAGCCGTTCTTCAAAGCTAATAGTGGACTCTGCTTTTACAAGACCGCTATCAAACTTCTCCTCTATCTCTGGAACCATACACAGAATATGGAACCCGGACGGCTCCGGCATCTGTTTGGCTTTCTTCTCTGCGGTATCAGGTAGGGGCGTTCCGTTTTCCCCAATCAGAATTTCACTCATCGTCGTCAGTCTCCAAGCGTTTTGCAAGGCCCGTGATAGTCTCCTTTGCGAATGTCAGGCCTTGAATGACCCCGCAAAGTTTGTGGTACTCCGTAAAATCCTTGATAGTCCCCTGCGCGATAAAGCCTTGGAGTTCGTTGCTTCGCTCGTCCAGCTTGGACAGGATAAATTCAAGCGTTTGGTCTACAACTATTGTCATTGGTTAGTCCCCCCTTTAGGTGGTCGGGCCATCTGTGCTTTGCTTTTCGCTATGTCGATACCCAGCCTTGTTCCTTCAAGTTCCTGTTTGTTTTGCTGTTCCGTTTGATGTTTCTTAATGTCCACCCCCAGTCTTGCCCCATCAATCTCCATCTGGTTTTTGATCTGCGTCTCACGAAGCCTAATGTCGTCAGCCTTAGCCGCTGCATCTGCGGCGTCCTTCTTGGCTTTGCGTTCAACTTCAGACTGCTTAATCTGAAGCTCTTTCTGCTGCATCTGGATAAGTGGGTCTTCCTGTTGCTGCTGGGCCTTTTGGGTGGCGGCTTCCCCTTGGTTTTTCTGGAGTAGCTGCTGCGCGGCTTGTGCGACAAGCGAAGAAAGTTGAACCTCAACCTCTGGGGACAGGTACAAGTCTTCTTGGTCTGCGTCTTTGTCCGGGATCGGGGGGAGTGGTGCGCCCAGTTGTTGTTCAATCTCACTGCGGTAATGAAACGCCACATGCTCCATGATATGAGCCTGTGCAGCCGACATAATTGATTGGGCTTGTGGGTTTTGCCCCATGATCTGCATGATCTTGGGGTCTTTAGTCGCCGAGATATGAACCGCCAAATGTGACTTATGGTCTTGGTACATGAAGGCTTTAACCGGCTTACCATTCAAGATTGCCATGTTCTCAGACACGGGATCGGTTGGTTTCATGTCGTCTTTAGCCGGGATGATCTTCTCAAAGTTCTTTATCCCCAATACCTCCAGCATCTGACGGTGTAGATACGCCATATCGTACAGTTGCGGTGCGCCTTGAGCCATTTGCATGGCCGCTTGGTACTGCACAACCTTCTGCGCCATTGTTGAGGCGTTGGGGTCGGATACTGGAATGACATCGACTTGATCGTAGTCAGATTGCTTGGCCTTACGATCCCCAGACTCTGGCTCGTAGTTGTACTCCGTGGGGGTGTTGTCCCGGATAATCAGTTTTAGGAGCTTGAACTCCTGCTTCATGGCGTAGTGAATCCGCGCCTGAACCGCTGACATAACTTTCAGTAACCGCTCAAGCACAGCCAACGTCGTGCCTACGGGGGCTTGCGCTGACATATCCGACATATTCAAATCAGCAGTAGCGGCAAACCTCTGTCCATCCAGCACGATCTTGTCCATCAACATGGATAACGTCTGGCTTGGTTCCTTGTACGGGAGTGGTAAGATATTGTCACGGATCGCGCCGGAGGGCACATCTACGTCCCTAAACTCCCCCGGTGCAATAGGCGTGTCATCACCCTTGATCCGCAGACCGCGAGATTTCAATCCACCCGGCAAGTTTGAGAGAGTGCCTGCATCAACAAGTTGCCTAAGGAGTGATGTCGCTGCCTGTGTGTGCCCACCAATCAGATGGATCAAACCGAAGTAGTAAAACCCAAAGCCGGGGATGTATCCATAGTGTACGAAGTGTTGGCGCTTTAGCTTCTTCTTGTCGTCCTCCAACCAATTACGGCGGATAGCCAGTATCGTCTGCGTACCCTTCTCAATGGTTACTACGTAGGGCAACGCAATGCCTGTTGGCTCGTCGTCGTCATCAACGTCCTCGTAGCCTTCCAGATCAATGTCAACGTGCATCTCAAGAAGTTGGTAGCGGTCATCCACAGAAGCGTTAAACCCCTGCTCTTGGGCTTTTTGCTTCTCTACATCGTCCATCGTCCTTACCGGTTCACCAAGCTCAACGTCCCGGTAGAACCCCGCCACCTGCAACCGGCGCATGTCGTTCTCTGTCTTACGCATCCGGTGCGTAACCCGCTCGGCGGAATCAAGGTTCATCGCACCGTAGGGGACAACAATATCTTCTGCGGGGATAAATGGGGCCGAGGCCCGGTCAATAGATGGGTCGAAGTAAATCTTTTTGAAGGCGTTGCCTGACAGACACATGGAGATCAACATCCGCTCATGCTCTGGGCGGTACTCCTTCATCACCTCAGTTAGTTGGTAGTTCATGTCATCTTGCACACGAACCGCCGCCTCTTTCTTATCCGGGGTTTCTTTCCCAATGATTAGCGTCTTGACCGGCCCCATTGCGGGGAATGTCTCCATGATGGTTTCAGACTGGAACTTGACTGCCGACTCCATCAAGAGCGGATGGAACACCCCACAGGCACCGGGCCACGGCTCAGTCCTCTCCTCGTACTTCAAGCCAAGCAGCTTCAAGCCCTTGACGTAGGTGTCCAACCAGTCTTTGCGGGACGAGATGTCCGACTCATAATCCCCCAAGAGGTCACTTGCAAGTGTCGCCAACTCCCGCTCGCTTATTACCTCGGCAAGGTTGGCCCCAAAGTCTTCTTCATCATCTCCATCTTCGGGGGGAAACACTTCAACCCCATTGACCGTTACCGACTCTGGGTCTTCAATCTCAATCTCAAGGTCGGGTTCTTCTGCGGCGAGTGCTTCCAACCCTTGCGGGGCCTCGTAGAGGGACTTGTCAATATTGGTTGCCATAATTTATCCTTTAGTAGTACCCGAGGTTTCGTCGGGACTTAAATTTCTTTATCGGGTCTTTCTCATCGCTTGCCAACCGCAAGAACCCACCCTGTCGGAACCTCATTAACGCCAGCGTTGTTGCATCTACCAAGTCATCGTGCGCCCCCGCCGGGAACTCCGCAACCTCGTCAACCAACTCCTCCGCCCACCGCGTCTGCGGTGCCCATACAATCCCTGAGGCAAAAAAGTCTGACACCGAGTGCAACCGCGCTATCTTATCCTGCCCCTTGCTCGGGGTGTATTCCTGTACTGGAATACCCATGGCACGTAACTCATAGATCAGTGGTGCCCCAGACGCCTTTTTCTCCACAATCAGCGACACCGGGGTGCGCTCCGTATTCCACGCATTGTAATGCTCCAGCGCCACTTTCTTTAGCTCCGGAAACTCCATCCGATCCTTGAAGCTATCCAGCACGATTATGTTGGCGGCACCAATGGGGTTGTCATGCGGGTCTTTCTCAGGCCACCATACCCCCCACGTTGTACACGCACTATAGTCCGCCCGGTTGTGTTTCTCAAACGCCGTGTCCCAAGACTGGATTATGAAGTCGCACCGAGGGGGTTTCTCATCCTCCCACACCCGCCACCACTCCCGCTTCACGATGGCCCCTTCTTCCGAGGTGGGGTTCTGCATGTACTGCGCCGACCACTGGTAGGTTGGCATTGAGGCTTTGGTTTTAAGGAGCGCCTCCAGTGACCACTGCTCAGGCCATAAGGACTTCACTACTGTCTGGATGTCCCCATCCTCGTCCTTGACTTCTTTCTCCAGCAGCGCCGGAAACTCTACCACCTCATACTGGTCTGACCCCTCGTTCATGACCATATCTTTGACCACCCGGCCAGTCAGATCGTTGGTAGCCCAGCGAGTCTGGACGATTGCTATCCTGCCCCCCGGCATCAGACGGGTTCTTGCTCCGGTAGTGAACCACTCATAGGCTTTGTCGAACACATCAAGGTTGCCGTTGATGATGTCTTGCTCGTTATGCGGGTCGTCAATAAGTAGCAGGTCTGCACCGCGTCCCGCGATGGCCCCCCCAACACCAACCGCAAAGTATTCGCCCCCATGATTAGTATGCCAACGCCCTGCGGATTTACTGTCTTGACTAAGTTCGACGCCATCTTTCCCCCCAAATATCTCCTGATACTTCTCACTTGCAATCAGGTTTCGCACCTTGCGACCAAAGTCCACGGCTAAGTCAGCCGTGTGAGACACCATCATTACCTTCTGCTCGGGGTGTATGCCTAAAAACCAAGCGGGGAAATAGTACGAAACAAGGTGAGATTTACCAAACCGGGGGGCAATATTGACCGAAATGCGGTCTTTTGTGCCATTAGCAAGACACTCTAGTAGGGTGGCAAGGCGTTTGTGGTGCTCACCGACCTTATAGTCAGGCTCTATGAACTTAATGAAGGAAAGAAGGGAGATTCTGGCAGTTTTGACCAGCTTACGCCGGTCTAATTCGGCAATAAGTAGTAAGACCTCCTCTTTTTGGGCCGAATTTAGCCTATGTAGGTTGGTTTTTAGTGCATTTAGGGTGTTTGGGGACACTTTATGGTGTCAATTGGTCGATTAAACCGTCGAGTTGGTCAATATCGTGGGGCTTCGTGGGGGTCGGAGCCTCAGGTTCCACTTCTTCAGCGTCCTCCACATCCTCCGCATCCTCAACCACCAGCGCACTGCCCATATACCGCTCCAATTTCTTATGGAGTTCTGCTTCCAACTCCTCGTCGGTCTTGGTCTTGTGCGTTATCTCTATGCGATCCGTGAATAGCCCCACATCTTTCATCTTGCCAAGCAGTTCCAAGGCTCTGATCCTTATTTTCCCATCGGGGTTCTCTGACTCGACCAGAAGTTTGTTTTTTGTGAACTCCCGGATACGCACCGCCGAGTTAATAAGCTCGTGGTCATA